CCGAACTGGAAATAGACCCAATGGCAATAGCACTCAGCACTTGGGCGTTGCTGGATGGTGTAAGGCGCTCAAGAGCCCACCCTCTACCACCAGCGGTAACGGTGTTGTGGTGCTTCCCACGTTTGAGTACCTTATTGGTCCTAGCATCCCGGAGGACAAACTCCAAGTATCCTCTCAACTGTAAAGAATCAGTCACTGCTGCTTTTTTCTTGCTCATGGTTGCCCTCCTTAGGGGACGGTTGAGAAATTACGGGGGCAACGACAACAGCAATGCCATCCCCCAGCTCTAGTTTATCCATCATTATGGTTAACCTCAATAAGTTCTTTTGTTATATTACCCTCTTCGTCAACTCTTTCATATACTACTCTTTTTACATCACTTGGGAGCTGCCTACGAATGTTATTCCGCTCCCTTACCAATTGGGTAAACTGGTTAGAGAAGGCCCCCTTAAAAATCACCGTATCACCATCCTTCAAGACCACAACAGAAAAGTCAAAGGGATCATGGAATTTCTCCAGTTTCTCCCCTATCCGCATAACCCCTACAATCCATTCAATGTCAACTCCCATTACCCACTCTCACTAACCGCCCCACTGGATTTCTGCTGCGGAGGCTCTTGACCGCTTGCCTTCCTCCCCGCAGAACTCACCACCATACCCAACTGCATCTGCTGCTCAGCCATCAGCCGTTCGGTGATGGTCTTAGCTCCTTCGGGAGGATTCCCCACATTGGGGATGTTCAGCTGCTCAAGCAAGGTCCAATGATCCACCAGTCCTGCTCTAGCCAGCTGTAAGTATTTAAGCTGAGTCTCGATCTCCGAAGCATTCAGTAGTGAGGAGGGAGCAATGTGGTAGGACACTTGACTGAAGAAGAACTTAGCCCTGTCGTAACGGGGTAAAGGTCCCCTTGCCAAGGCTTCCATCTTGACAACCCCTGAAGAGGAGTAATCGTTTTCAAGGTAAGCGGGAATAAATGATCCCGGGTCCTGGTCGAAGTCATCCGGAGTTGCTCCAGCAGCCCCTAAAATAGCCAACCTCAACGATAGGGGATAAAATTGGGCAAAGTTGGAGGCCGTCATGGTGGCAAATTCCCGCATATAGGTCTCAATGATTCTACTTCTCAACCTAACAGAAGGAGACATAGCCTCCTGAATCCTTTCAATAGTTTCCGGTGAAGGCATCTGCTTCATCTTCATCATATCCGAGAAGTCTCTGACTCCCGGAATATCATAAATTTTCTCCTCGTAGTAGTTGAGGATCTGGAGAACATCGGGAGGGAGGTTGGGGGGATCTTGAATCATAATCCCCTTACCAGTTAACATATTCTGCCTGATCTTTAACCCCGCCTTACGGGTATCAATCTTGTTAATCTCACTCTGGGAGATGGTGTGTTTATCCCCAATTACAGTAGGTCTGGCCACCTGCTCCAAGTGGTCATCAATCACCCGCATGATTCCATTCACCGATCTCGCTAAGGGCAAAATATCCCACAATATCCCCTTCCCCAACCAACTCCACGGCCAAGGGTCTAGGGTGAGTTTTGCATACGGGTATAGTCCATGCCAGTAGATAGCGGGGCCATCGTAAAGTATGGCGGTGTTGGTGAATACAATACACCGCTTACGGGGGTAAAGTTGATCTCCCGGCTTTACCTTGTAAGACCAGTTGTTACGAGGATGCTCAGGATCTATCCATTCTCCCATAAACTTAGGCTGCCCTGACTTGTTAACCGACCTGTCGTCAAGATAACAAGTGTAAAGGTCAACAGAGGGGATTCTGGGGAGTTCCTTTACCGGGGCCTCTGAAAACAGCTTCTCCCTGAAAGGTGATCCGTAAGTGTCGTAGAGTTTGTTGATTCTGGTACCATTTAACGACTGGGATACCATAGACCCATCCCTATCCGGGATAATAAGGTGAGCCTTATGGGGGAACATGGCTTTTACATAGTTAACTGACCTCTGAACCCTGTGAATCACCCCTGCTGCTTCCTGTAGTGAGAGGGAAACAGAAGGGGGACGAATGGGGATAATATCCCGGGGGTCTTCCGCACTAATATCAAGATCTTGGGTATTGGTGTTGTAGAAGATGTGAGAATACCCCGACCCTGCAGCCAACGAGTACTTGATTACATCGGCGTTTTTGAGATCAATAGTCCTGTTAAGGTACCAATGTTCTGACAGTTGACCAATAATCTCACAATGCTTCTTAAACCTTTCGTTCTTTGTTCTGTACTCCCAAAACGGTTTAACATCCGTACACATGGCCGCTAAATCAGTAGCCACCTTCGCTACGTGGTTTACACTTGTTTGGGAAAGTACACTACTCTTAGCTGTACTATCCTCAGCCATAATGGCTTTTATGGTGTCTGTGATGGTGTTGTAGCCCTTTTGGGAGCGTAAAAATGCATCCCCTTCTTCAAGAGCTTCCTTCATGTACCCCAGTACTTGGTGTTCGTAATCAGATGAGGGTGCTGTGGACATTTAGTCTGCTCCTACTTTACGAAGGAAATCCATGAATGATAACGGAGTACCGGTGTCTCCGATACTTATACCACCTGTAGGGGTTTTTATTGGTTTGGTGGCATTAAGCCAATAGGTGAGTATGGCAGGGTGCTCCTTATTTGCGGCCATCCAGTGGGCAAGAGCTGCTTGCTGTTCAGGGGTCATTTTACTATAAGCAGCTACGTTGTTGACATACCCCATTTGAGGGTTCCCCATCAACCTGACCTGTAATAGTTGTTCCTGTCCCATACGGGTAGGGAAGTAGTCAGCAGGGTTGACATTGGGGCGGGGAGCAGGTGTAACCACTTTGGGAAGGGCAGCTTCGTGGATATTGGTTCCAATGTCTATGTAGCGTCCTTTAGGTGTAATAAACCCCTGCTCCATTTCTGTGGGGAGTTTCCGAAAGGTTACCCCGGGTAGCAGCTTACTCCTCACCGCCATCATAGGCATGGGAGAAATGGGGAGATGCTGAACCGGGGGGAAGAAAATGTCCGCCGCTGTGGAAAGAGGCTTCTTCAACCAAGGGTGCAGAGAGGAGTCACGGATTTCGTCACCTATACCCTTTGGTATGTGGGTGATTGGTCTTCCTTGATTATCCGCTGGTCTAGTGGCCATTACCGTAATACCCATACGCTGCTGCGTTGGAGGTTGTCCCAGTACTTGGGTCAAATCGTAAAGTGTTTACAACAGGTTGTCTAACAGGAATATCCCACTTAGATGATGCTGGAGCCAGCTCATACATATCAGAGGACAGCCAAGTATCAGGTATATGACCAATCCCCGTATTATGAATTGCGTCGGCTATTACATCACCAGCATAAGCACGGAGTTGCTCTTTCGTAGTATTTCTGGGGAATATAATACTATGCCGGTCACCGGCAGCATTCATATATGTAACCACTGTCTCACCGTGCCTTGCAACAGCCACATCTATAACTCTCCCATGCTCAGGGTGCACAAAGTTTACGCGTCGATGGACTGCGGCTGGCCCTGTTGCAGGACTTGTTTCTACGTATAAATGCTCATCCTGCACATAGGGTCCTCCGCTAGAACCTTCGGTAGCAGAACCATAAGGGTGGCCAGATTCATTACTCAGTGCTTTCTGCTCAGCTTGACGAATCACAGACTCTGAAGCATGTTCTAATGCACCAGCTTTGGTACCACTGTGTAGCACGGTGTCATGGGCAATATCTCCAGCGGAGTTTTTGTAGATTTTAGTAACGTGATACGTCCCACTACCACCCATATACCTAACCTTCGTCCCAATAGGCACCCACTCAGCGGCAGCTACTGTAGAAGCCGTAGAAGCCGCTGGAGCAGCAGCCGCTCCTTTTTCTCCCCAACTAGCCACCTTCCCAGCCACCTTAACTGCTGCCGGAGCCCCAAGGGCCGTCCCAGCAGCCACTGGCCCAGCTTGTTTGAGGAATTGCCTCCTACTAGGGTTAGGAACCACATCTGGGACAGACTGAGAAGGGGTAGAGGTTTTGGGTTTAATGAGGGAAGCTCTAGTATGAGGTAACCACGCCGCCACGGCTGCAGGGGTTGCAGCCAAGGTGGCATTGAGAAGAGCCCCCGGAGACTCCGTTGAAGGCATCCACTGCCCTGCTTTCCCCTCCTGAATGGCTCCATGCCCCCCTAACGCTCCACCACCAGCCACTATATACCTCATGGGTATTGCCCCCGATGATATGGCAGGTCCCGCAGCAGCAGTGGCCATCCCAAGGGGAGAGGAAAGGGGGCGTATAACCCAGTTATACAATCCCATAGCCAACTTATCTACAGTAGTGTAAAGAGCCTGTTCAGCAGGAGGTGGAGGAAGCCCAGCATACCTTCCCTCCCTTTTACTTCTATCAGGCAAAGGAGGAGGGGGAGGCAACAGAGGTGTTACTGCCCAGTTTATGAAATCTCCCATAACTCCCCCTTCCCTGTCAGTTACGCCCCATTACCCGAGTTATACCACAACCCTTCATTTATGGTACCAGTTTCTTTCTCAAACTTTTCCAAATCCCGGGCATGTTCAAACTCCACCCTTTGAAACCCCCTAACCCTATATCTGGCAGGCATAATCTCATCAGCCCTACCCGGGTACGCCACTTCACCTGTTTGGGGGTTACGGTACACTACAGTGCGTTCTGAGGGATGAACTGCGGCGGCCCCAGAGGAGGTTTGGGGTCGCCATAAAATCTGCAGTTCACCCCCATCTTCCTCGTGGCGGAGAGTATGAGGCCACGGGGAAGCAAAATAGTTCTCTATTACTTTACCACACTTGTCGCATTGAACGTCGTGAATGGGCATAGGTTACCTCATCCCCGCATATTCTTCCAATCCCAGTATAACCCTCTCTTCAAGATGTTTCTCGAAGGTTTTATTACTAGGACACCTTGTTCTCAACCTCTGTAGAAGTTGAGGCTTCAACTGAACATCCACCTCCCCTATCCTCGCCGTCACATACCTCTCCATTTTCCTCACCAGATCCTCAGGGGATTGAAAGTTGGCCCCAAACAGTCTTTCCAACCTCAAACGTAAAGCATCGTTAATATACATCGGTTTTTCGGCTGTATAGTGTACAGTCCTTGTCAGTTGGGCCGACAGAACATTCCCCAACTCCCCCCGTTCCTCATATGCACTAATAACCTCCGAAGGGAGGCTCAACTTAATTGCCAGCAGTGCCATAATACCTCCATAGTGTAAATATGACAGGATTTAGGTCCCGTCAAGGCTAAACATCTAGTGTAAATCATCCAAGAGGTCCGAAAACCGGTCATCCCACATTTCGTACATTTTTGCCGCTGAAACATCCGATCTTTGCCAATCTGGCTCTTTTGAGGTCGAAACTTCCACCTTTTTCTCCTCCACCTGATAACTCCAGTCGTGGGCGGCCCAAATTGCCATCAAAAATGCCCTCGCTCTATCATCATGTTTCCCTGAGGACGCCTTGGCGGTCATCTTCAGTTCATCGGCCTCACAATGGGCCAATTCCTCTGCCAAATACGGAGACAAAATCCTGATCTTATCCAATGATATATGTCTAGTCCCCCTAATCCACAAATCCCTTACCGACTTAGGTGACGCCTGCCACCCCAATGAGGTGGTCATCTTCACACTCATTGAATCCAGATACTTCCACACAAACATATTGGTATAACCATGGTGATTGAGCATTTTGCGCTGTGTAAGTAGCCCCGGACCCGGGTATACTTCAATTATACACAAGCACTGCCCACTCTCATCATCCCCGGCATACAACCTCCCCAGAATATTAGCCACATCAGCCAACTCTTCCGGGTCAATCGGGGCTGCGTACTCACACACCTGAACGTCAGGTTTCCCATTCCTCCCCACCCTAATTATCTCAATAGCCCCATTATCCGTCTTAATATCATCCCTTGTCCTGAACCTCCTATCCCACCCTACAATCCCCACGGTGGGATCACACCCCAAAACATACGTCTCTCT